GACCAGACCGACAAAGAGTTCAAGGACATGAACCTGGGCTCACTCGATGAGGGCGGCGACTCTGTTGAAGTCGTGGAGATTTGGGATGGCCAGCGCATCAAGAGCGTCGCTCAGCGCAAGGTGACCATCGAAGACCGACCAAACGACCTCGGCATCCACTGCTTAGTCATTCACCGCTTCATCGCTGACGAGTCCATCATCTACGGCAAAGCCATCCTCGACCCGATCGCGCACCCACAAGAGCTGCTGAACGACATCACCAACCAACGCGTCGATGCTGTCACCGATGTGCTCAGCCCACAGATGGAGCTAGACCCGCTCTACTCCGACTGGATAAACGAGATCGACAGCAGCCCGAGCAACGTCTACCCCTTCAAGCCAGGCTCGCTGCAAGTAGTCCAGAAGCCTCAGATGCCCGCTGGCGCCTTCCAAGAGACGGCTGGCATCAAGAACGACATCCGCGAGACAACTGCTGCCGACCAAGTTATCCAAGGTGTGCAGGCCGACCACACCACCACGGCTACGGAAATCAACGCTCAGATGAACCAGGCCGGCGAACGCTTCGAGCTGTACAAGCAAATGCTCGAGCGCGAGGGCTTCTACCAGCGCTCGAAAATTGTCTACGCCTACATGCAGTACTACATCCGCGACAAGCAACTCGTACCTGTTACGTCCGTCGATGGGCCGAAGTTCCGCGCCTACAACCCTGACCAGTTTGACGACACCTACGAGCCGCAGATTCGCCTCGACAGCAACGTGCAGGCCAAGAGCCAGCAAGAGCGTCAGCAAGCCACCAGCGCTTACGAAATCGTCATTGCCGACCCGACCAACGATCTGTACGAGGCCAAGAAAATCCTCTACCCCAAGATGTTCGACCTGGACGAAGAGCAGCTCGACAAAATCATCGGCGCACAGAAGCCACAGACTCCACCTGCCATGCCTGGCACGCCTGGGGCACCAGGAGCCGCTACAACGCCCGGTGCGCTGCCTGCACCACTTCCTGAGCCAACAGTGGGGCAAACGGCATGACAGACGCTCAGATGAGCCCAGAACAGCTCGGGAAGCTGGCGGCCGACTTCCTTGGTACCGAGTACGGCAAGCATGTCCTGGCCAAGCTCTCGGTCATCTACAACGCCTTTCACCATGAGGCCGAAGACGGCAAGACCATGGAAGTGAAGGCGCTCGCCGTCGAGCGCGCAGCCGGTGTCAAAGAGGCCATCGACTTACTGACCCGCGATGCAGCGCTGTACAAGCAGGGTCATTTCAACAAGGAGACGCCTGCAAAGAACTGATTGCTACTCCATTCTGATCGTTCATTCTCGCAGACGGTCAGAACGGGGTCACAATCCCGGCGCTCATTTGTACAGCGGAGGCAATATAACTAAAAGCATATTGCTAGGAGAGAAGGCTCTCCCACCTACCCAGTGACAACTCCGCTGTACCTCACGAGCGTGGCAACAACTTAATACAAGGAGAGGTTCATGGCAGAAGACACCATAACCCCAGCAGCTCAAGACGACGGCGTAGTCACGACTACAGAACCGACAAGTGCTGAGACTACGACTGAGGCGGTAACCACAACCGCTGAACCATCAACAACCACCACTGAAACCAGTGAGCCGTCTAACGACGACGACAACTCATGGCTACAGAATAAAGGCATCGACCTATCGACTCCCGAAGGACAAGCGAAAGCTATTAAGTCTTGGCGCGAGGCCGAAAAAGCGATGCATCAATCGACAGCTAAAGCTTCCGAGCTTGAGAAGACGCTGACGACTCAACCCGATCCGCCACTCGACGCCAACGGCAATGCCGCTGACCCGATGACGCAGCTCGCGATGAAAGTCCAGGCGATGGAGACCGCGCAAGCAGTCAATAACTTCTTCATCAGCAACCCAGACGCCAAAGCACTTGAAGGCGCGATGACGAAAATCGTGACGGACAACCCGACCATCGGTGAGTTAGTCAAGAACGGTTACCTCAACATCGGTCAGCTCTACGCAATGGCAAAAGGTAGCGACGCAAGTTTAGAAGACAGGTTGAAGAAAGATGGTGGTCATGAAGCCCTTGAAGAGGTTGCCAAACGACAGCGAGGCAGCGCAGTACAGGGCAAAGCTACCAGTTCCGATTTAGGGAGTGGAGAGAAGCCCGATCTATTCCGCGAAGCCTTGCTTGGCAAAGTTTAACCTTAAGCAAGGAACCATCCAATGGCTCAAAACCTAGCGACCAAATACTCGTCCGACGTGGATGAAGTATTTCGTCTAGCATCGCAGACCGAAGATGCCGTGAACCAGGATTATGACTGGGACGGTGTTGGAAGCATTAACATCTACGGTGTCGGTACAGTTTCGATGACCACTTACCAGCGCTCAGGCGATAACCGTTACGGTATCCCACCTGAACTTGGTGACACGAAGACTACCTACACCCCTAGCCGTGACCGTGCATTCACTTACACGATTGACCGGCGCAACGCAGCAGAATCAGCAAATGTTACTGAGGCCGGCAAATCACTTCGTCGTCAGATTGAAGTAGTTGTCACCCCAGAGATTGACATTTACCGCCTGGCTGCTTGGGACGCTGCTGCAAACGCAAACAGCGCCTACGTAAACACTGGTGCCACCACCGCAGCGAACGCTTACAGCGACTTCCTGTCCACTAACCAGCGCGCAAGCGACTTGCTAGTACCGCTCGAAGGACGCATGGCATTCATGACGTGGTCCTACTACAACTTCTTGAAGCAATCCGGCTTCGTTGTCGCCTCTGAGATCGCCCAAAGCGACCGCAAGAGTGGTGACCTCGGCACCGTCGATGGCGTCAAGGTTCGTCCAATGCCAGCTTCTTACATGCCTGGTAACACCAACCTCATCATCACGCACCCAATGGCTTCTACAAGCCCAATGCTGCTGACTGATTACGTGATCCACGAAAACGCACCCGGCTACAACGGCTGGCTCGTTGAAGGTCGCGTTGTCTATGACTGCTTCGTCTTGACTAACAAGGTCAATGCCATCGCAGCTCACAAGACATCTTAGTAACGTAAACGGAGGACATCTCATATGGCAGATGGACTAACACTTAACGACGTTCACGAGATCCAGGCTGACGCTTACAAAGCGATCACTCGCCAATTCCGCGATGCCGCCGAGGACAACGGTTGGGAACCAACCCCAACACCGTCCGAGAGCGACACCTTTGACCCGAGCGCTACAGCCACGGCAAAGGAAAACCTGGCTCACGTCACTGGCGATGACAACCAATCGGCTGACGACAAGAACGTTCTCACTAATAAGCCCAAAGCTAGCACGCCAAAAGCGAGCGCAGATGACGGCCCGAACATCAACGACCTACGAGCCCAAGCCAAAGAGCTTGGCCTGTCGGCCGCCGGATCGAAGGCTGACCTGCAAGCGCGCATTGACGCTGCTTCTAAGAAGGAAGAAGGAGATAACTAATGGCTAGTACTCGACAACGCTACGGCGTCGATGCCACAGTTACAGGTAACAAGACTCTGACTGCTGCTGATAGCGGCATCATTCAGAACGTCACGGCTACCGCAACAATCACCTTGCCTACCGGTGCCGCTGGCATCGTAGGTGCTGTCTACATCATTCGTGTAGGTAGTACAGGCGCAACTGATGGTGCGATCACTGTAAACGTGACCCCTGGTGGCTCAGACCTCGTAAACGGTAACGGCTTCACAGCCTCAGCCGGTAAAGGTGCTGTAGCAACTAACCAAGGCGGCGGACTGACCGAGATTGTGCTGCAATACGGTAACACCAACAACTGGTTTATCGTCAGCGCAACCCCTGGTTGGACTCGCCAGCCGTAATCGGAGGATTAGCATATGCCAAAGAACGCTAACCCACCGGGAGCTGGCAAAGCTCACCCAATGCCAATGCACAAAACGCATGAGGGCTTGGGTAACCACAAGCAGGTACTTCGCTCGAACGGCGCTGTCAAAAGCAACGCACCAGGTTCGCCGAAGACTACCCAAAACGGCGGTTCGCCTAAATCATAGGCAGACCACCTCTGTAGAAGCAGCCCTGAGAAATTAGGGCTGTTTTTATTTTCACTAACTTGCTATAGTTCTAGGTATCAGGGTAGGCGTAAGCGCCATACATGGCAAAGAAAGCCGACAGTCAAGACAGCCCAACGGTCGAAAGCCTATCTGGCCTCGCCATCGGCGAAGAAGTAACGCTACTCAACGGCGAACCCACTGGTGAAGTAATCGTTGAGGACATAGACGAGGACGGCAACGTTGTCGGCTGGCACAAGGAGGTCAAGTAATGGCCTCAACCCAAACCTGGTCCGAATTCAACGGCGCAAGCGCTGGTACAGAAACAACCTCTCGATCCGAAGCTAACTGGAAAAACATCGACGACAGCACCACGGCTTACAGCTCAAGCCCAATCACCGCTGGCAACAACAGCTTCACCAAGTACCAAGCTGTCAAGTTCGCCGGTACCTGGAACTCGCTGAGCGCGCTGACCTACAAAGTCAGCACCAACGCGCCGGGCACAGGGCTCTCCGTAGTCGCCGCAGTCGTCACATCGGGCTCAACTCCATCTACAACCGCTTCGGGCGACTCTGCGGCCTCTACGAGCGGCACAAGTGCCAACTTCAACAGCAGCTCGACACCTTTCGGCACTGGAACCAGCTCATCAACGGCGAGCGGCACCATGTACGCCAACGCTTACCGGACTCAGTTGCAGACCACCGGCTCGGCCGCGCCTGGCGACATCAGCTCAGTCACCATCACTGCAACCTGGACAGAAAGCTAACAATGAGAAGCCAATCCAATGGCAACGCCATACGACACCTCTGTTGAGGCGACATACGCCGATGGCTTCGTGCTCAGCGAGACTGAGCTAAATGACGTTTCACCATACGACGCCGGCCGGAACGTTCTAAACGCCATACTTGAAAAGCATCCTGAGGCAGAGCATGGCCGCATGGTGCAATTCTCCGTGTTTTACCGGGGCAAGCGCTACGACATCGACTGGACGACGCTGCCCGATAACGCACGCCCGATCCGCTTTCGTGATGGCTTCTCTGGGATAGACCAGGACGGCAACGTTGTAAGCGGCTGGTCTGGCATGCGCTTTGGTTATCAATACAACGATCCTACTGGGAGGAATCGCCAAGAAGTTCAGGAGCTATAGGTGGCTATAGCGTTTGTCGAAGGCAAGACCATAGACAGCACAACTGGGTCTGCTACAACAGCTGCTTTTACAAACACTTTTGCCGTCAAGCAGTTGGTAGTCGTAACAATCGCATTCGACGGTGGATCTAACACGGTCACCTCTATTACCGATAATGCTTCGACCTCAAATGCTTACGTTCTCATTTCTAACGCATCTGTTGGTAACGGGACTACGATGTACCTTGCGACTTACTACGCAGTTATCACGACTGCTGTCGCGAGCGCCCAGGTAACGGTCAATTACAACTCTACCGGTACTAACGCGAACGTCGCTGTCCAGTATTTCAACGGTTTTACTACGGCGCCCACCTTAGATCAAGCCCACGCTCAGACTAACGCTTCGTCTACGACTACTACCTCTGGCGCAACTAGTGCGACAGCCCACGCTGCCGAACTAGTGGTGGGTATGGGTGTACATATCAGCACCACTTCGGCGTTTAGCCTCGGTACTGGCTACACCAACTTAACGACCGGTAACGTTGCGGCGCGGGCTGTCGCCATGGAAAGCAAAGTAGTTAGTTCAAGAGCTGCCCAAACAGCTACGTTTACTATAGCTGCTGCCCGCGTAAACGCTGGCGCTGTAGCAACTTTCTATGATGCCGTGCCTAACACCACGACTACGGTAGCTCTCAACACACCGCTAGACACTGCAACTGGTGTAAGTACGACACCTGACTTAGTTTTCACTGGGACAGACGGCGAGGGCGACAACATAACCTACGAAGTAAACGTCGCTACCAGCAGTCCTATTAACATTGCTGGTTCGGTGATTGATAGCTACAACGAAACTGATACATCGGTCGGCTATTCTTTCCAAAGTGGCTTTTTAATCAAGATTGGTCAAAGTTTCACGGCTAATGGCGGCCAAATAGGAACGGCACAGTTTAAAGTAAAGATTGGTAGCGGTACGCCAACTGGAAACGCAGTCGCCACCGTATATGCTCATTCGGGGACATTTGGATCGTCTGGCGTACCAACAGGCTCGGCACTTGCAACCTCAGACACACTTAGCGTGAGTGGTATCACCAGTAGTTTTGCGTACATAACCTTCACGTTTTCAGGGGCCAATCAGATCGCTTTGACCAGCGGCACGCACTACTTCCTAGTCATGGAATGGACACCGGCTGGCGGAACGATTGACATGTCTGCTGGCGTAACACCCGGTGGAGCAAGTGGGAACACCGCCAAGTTTCAAAGTAGCTGGGCTGCCGACAGTTCGATTGACACCAGTTTCGCGATATATGTTGGCCCATCTAGTGTTGTTCTCGATAAGTTTTCGGCTTCCGATGTTGGTTTCACCGATGTAACTAACGGTGCCCATACCGACCCGTTTGTGTCTGGCGATCAAGTCAAATATACCGTTCAAGCAGGTTCCGCACTTACAAACGGCAGCACTTACTACTGGCGTGTCCGTGGCTTAGACCCGAACGGCACTGGTTCCTACGGCCCTTGGACTTCAACTAGGAGCTTCACTGTCGGCTCGTCGTCCGTCCTCACCAAGACACAGACCGCTGTCGCGAGGGTTGCTATCACCGGCACGAAAACGCAGGGTGCGACTGCTCGGATCTCAGTCACAGCAACTAAGACTCAGACAGCAACAGCTCGGGTGTCTATTGTTGGGCTCACCAAAACACAGACCGCTGTCAGTCGAATATCGGTCGTTGGGCTCACCAAAACGCAAAATGCGGTAGCGCGGATATCACTGATCAGAACTAAGACACAGAGCGCAACAGCGAGGGTTGCCATAACGGGAACCAAAACCCAAAGTGCAACAGCGCGCATCAGCAACTCACAGACCAGAACTCAAGGGGCGACGGCTCGTATCTCGAACACGGCATCGAGAACTCAGACTGCCATCGCTCGGATAGCCAAGTCGTTCACCCTGACGCAGACAGCGGCTGCTCGCATAGGTGTCTTGGTGACGAAAACTCAGGGTGCAGTTGCCAGGATTAGTGCAACTGTCACAAAGACACAAAGCGCCACGAGCCGCATACAAGCCACTGTGACCAAGGTTCAGTCCGCAGTAGCCCGAATAGCTATCTCGGCTAGCAAAACGCAGTCAGCGGTCGCCAGAATCGCTCTGACGCGTACAAAGACGCAACCGGCAACCTCACGCATCACGAACACGGCCACGAAGAGCCAGACGGCTACTGCTCGCATCACCGAATCTAGGAGCATCACGCAGACTGCCATCGCACGCATTGGCCTCAGCATCAGCAAGACTCAGAGTGCGGTCGCACGCGTAGCCAAAGTCCTGACCAAGACACAAGTCGCGGTCGCTCGCATAAGTGCCTCGCTGACGAAGAGCCAGAGTGCTACTGCCAGGGTGAGCATCACTGGGGCTAAGACTCAAGGTGCAGTCGCTCGCATCCGTGCGACCACGACCAAAACGCAAAGCGCAGTGGCACGAGTTGCCATAACTGGAACGCTTGGCCAGTCGGCCCAAGCACGCGTCGCAATCACTGGCACGCTGACGCAGACAAGTACGGCGAACATCTTGAGTACCGTCACTCGCAGCATTTCGCAGGTGGCTCATGCGCGCATCGCCGCGCCGAGCGAGATCATCCCGCCTGGGGGTGGCCCATCAAGTATCGTGTGGGTACCGGAAGTCAATGACACCGATGTTGTGCCAGCCGGTAATAGTGACGGCTCAGTCGTGTGGGTACCTGAGGACATTTCGAGCGGCTCGCCGGCTGCGGGAAGTGACGCCTCTTCTGGCACCTGGACATCTATAGATTAATCAAGCCAACATGTTACAATTTGGATAGCACAGGGTAGCTGTAGACAAAATCTTGGCCTATAACGTCGGCGATATAACATCGGCTGTTCAAGATGACCTGCAAGACCCGTCATTCTCATCGACACGCATCCTCCGCTACCTCAACTACGGTCAGCTTGCGATTTTCAATACGCACAAGTTTAAGTTTTGCGAGAAGGCAGTCTCGGGCGCTCTGACTATCGGGCAGTACCTCTACGCCCAACAAACTGACCACCAGGCCACGATCGAGGGCGTGGTGTACGACCCTGCTTCAACCGGCACGCGGTTTCGACTGACCAAAAATACTTTCGTGCCTTACCGCGAGTTCTTTGATCGGTACCCAGTCCCGAGCGTGAACACCGCTGGCATACCTTCCGCCTGGACAGAGTTCGGCGATCAGATCTACTTTGACCGGCCAGTAGACAAGGCGTACACCTTTGTTCAGCGCTACTACCGCACGCCAGCCGAGCTAACTCAATCGAGCGACGTGCCAACGGTTCCGTACTCCTTCCGTGAGCTGCTTGAGCTATACGCCGAGTTTAGATCTGAGAAATACCGTGGAAATCATGACATCGCCGCGACCTACGAGCAGCAATTTGAAGACGGCCTCGAAAGCATGCTGCTGAGATTCTCCAATGTGTCTGTTGGCCCAGCGAAGGCCGGCAAAGCCACGATGCGTGTGGGGAATAGCCGAGCATGAACAGATCGGGTCTGAGACGCCGTGTGCCAGTCCCGTCAGCCAGCACGGTCAAAACGTCGAGCCGTGACTATCAGTTCTCTGCCGGGCTTAACACCAACGCCGTCAATGATGAAGTCTCTGTCGATGAGTGGCGCTACATCACCGACGCCCGCGAGACTCTCATCGGCAAGTGGGAGACGCGCCGAGGCTGTGACCTATTCAGCGTCCCGGTTGGCGAGACCGTGAACGTCCAGCAAACCTCTACCACCGGAGCTAGTGACTTCTCGTTCTCTAGCACTACCTGGTTCGCCAAGAAGCTCGTAGCGGGTTCGTCCGGCCGTCTAACGGCTATCGACGCCAACATCCGCAACACTGCCAGCGGCACCGGCACCATCGTGCTAGCGCTCTACACCGACAACTCAGGCGCGCCAGGCACCGAAATAGCCCGCACGACTATCTCTGCTTCGGCTGTCACCAGCTCATACCAATACGTTAAGGGGCGCTCGATCAGATGCCCCGACATCGTGAGCGGCACGACTTACTGGGTGCTCGGCTTCGTGCAAACCGGCGGTATCAACAGCTACCAGATCAGCACGACCACGAACGCCACCACCGGGCAGACCAGCACGACGAGTGGTCTCAGTTGGACGAGTCAGTCATACGACTTCAACATCAAGCTCTCGACGGCGACGGCTAACCCGGTTAAGGGAACGATTCGAGTCAAACGGCCAGGCGGTGCACACGTAACCTTCGTGGCCATCAACGACACGCTCTACACCGTTAATGAGGCAACCGGCGCGACCACTGCCGTGGACACCGGCCTCGATCCCGCAGCCACGTATGTCCGGTTCGAGTTCGTAGCCGACACGCTGTACTACGTCCAGGGCACGACTAAGCCGCGCAAATACGACTTCTCCACTGCCTCAGTGGTGACCAATGCTCCTGAGAACGCAGCTGCCATCCTTAACCACAAGGGGCTCATCTTCTACGCATCGGCTGACGACCCTAGCAAGTTCTTCTTCACTAACTTCGGTATCTACGACACCTTCACGAGCACCGACTTCATTTATGCGCCGTCGCCCAAGACATCTGATCCGATTACGGCTCTCACCAAGCTCATGGGCAACCTGTTCGTTATTACCAGAGGTGGCAAGTACATCCTTTACGGCGCAGAGAACGCTACATTCAAGCTAGACACCGCCATCGGTCAAAAAGGCACTTTCTCGCAAGAGTCTGTGGTATTCGATGAGGACCGCATCTTTCTAGCGAGCGACGATGGCATCTACGAGTTCAACGGCTCACAGGAAATCAACATCACTTCGCCGAAGGTGCTCGATTGGTGGACCGGGCTGCTAAAGCGCGAGAACACCGTGCTTGAACTGCACAATAACCGGCTTTACTGCTTCTACACTCCCAACGGTCAGTCTGTTAATACGGCATGCAAGGTTTACAACACGACTTACGGTATTTGGGAATCTGACGACACCAACACCTACGTTGGCCACACCTTCACCCGCGAAGACAACGACAACTACTTCATTCAGGGCAGCAACCGCGTCGGCATGCTGATGCTCGGTGAGCAGCCGACGAATGACTACAACAACATGGGCGAGCCGCTGACCTACGAGCTGCGCACCAGCTACAACCCATCGCCTGGTCCCGTCCGTCGTTACACCTTCACCACGTCGGCCGAGTACAAGCGGGTCAGCAAATACCGGCCACACTTCGACACTGTCAGCGGCAACTACAGCATCCAGGTGGGATACGCGCTTGACTACAGCGACTCCCCGACCTATGTCGATGTCTCGCTGTCCGGCACCGGCCCACGCTTCGACCAGGGCTACCGCTTCAACTCAGGCATTCGCTACGGCCAACCGGCACAGGTGAACCCTGGCGATGACAGCCCAGTCATCCCTGGCTCTTGGCGACGCCTACAGATCAGATACAAGCACTATGCGGCGCGCGAGCCGGTGGCTTTCGACGGCCATGTGCTATCACTTGAAACTCAACGGCAGACTTGAGATGCCAAACAGATTTACTCCGATTGCGCCAGGAACAGACCCAGCTCAGCAGCTTGCGATAATCAACAAGAACTTCGCTGAGTTAGACAACGAAACCGTCAAAATGCTCTACGACGACGACACGGGCACGCACCGTATCTTCATTGACGCGACTTCTGGAAGAATTAAGGCATCCAAAAGTGGCGTAGACGTCACTACCGCTACAGCCGATCAGCTAACTTTCGATAGCGGACAAGACGTATTCAAAATAGTTAAAAAGGTGAGCCTCACACTGACTATTACGCTAACTGGCACAGGCAGCAAGACGGCGAGTGTGACGCAGGCGCATGGGTTCGCTTTCCTGCCTGCATACGCGGCATTCATCACCATTGACGCTGCAATCGCAGCGCTGAGCCCGATAAGCAACACCAACGGCCCCAACCCCTTTTTGGTTTATGGAACATCCTCTCCCACTTTGCAGCCGTTCGGTCTTTTTCAGGTTGGGGTGGATGCTACAAATATCACCTTCTCGGGCCAGCTAGCAATGGCTGGTTCTAGCACGCTCACCAATAGCGCCACGGTCTACCTTCTGCAAGAGACAGCAAATTAAATTCTATTTTTCGGTGCTTAATGATATGATTTGTGGTATCAGGGTAGGTGTCGGTCAATTCAGTTGGCACAGAGCCTCAGCGACATCGTTTCTTCACTCGACGCAGCCTATGCGCCGAGCCGCCAGCTAATACAGCAGCAAGTTGATGCTCTCCCAGCAGCGGCCGATGCCCAGATTCAAGGGCTGCAAGGGCAGCAATCACAAGCCTTTAACGACATCACGAACGGTGCCCGCGACCGAGGCATTGGCTTCTCTGGCATCCCGCTAAGTGAACAAGCCAAGTACACAGCTGGCACTTTCCTACCCGCAGTAGCCAACGTCCGCGCTTCTCAGAACTCGCAAAAGACATCACTGCTTGACGCCCTCAACAACATCGGTATTGACCAGCAAAAGACAGCCCTTGGCGTTCAGCAACAGCAAGAACAGCAGGACTTCCAGCGCGAGCAGGCCGATCGGGCCGCTCAAGCTGCTAGAGATGCCGCAGCCGCTTCGGCGTCACAACTGGGCTCACTGTTTGGCGGTGGACAGCAAACCGCGCCAGATGCGTACGCCTCACTTGGCAGCCAGAAGCAGAATGCCGCTAACGCCATTGTGTCGCTGCTCAAGACGAATGACCCGGCACTAATCAATAACACCCTAACCGCCATAACGAAGAGTGCAAACAACGGAAACTTATATGACAAGTACAAGCTTGATCTCATAAACATGTACAAATCGCAGTCAGGCTATGGTCCCCTACTCCAGAAAGCATTGTCCTACATGCCGACCGGTGGCGGCGGTGGACTATCCGTCGGCGTAGCGCAGCCCACTCAAAGGATCACATTCTAATGATTGACCCCAACGAGTTCGCGCAGTTAAATGCCAACGCCCATCAGTTCTACGCTCAGCAAGCCGCGGCTCAACCTATGACCGCTGCTGTTGCCAAGCCAAAGGGTGGCTTCTTATCGCATCTACTACCAACCGCTGGCGGCATCGGTGGCGGCATCTCAGGTGGTGCAGCCGGTGGCGCGCTTGCCGGTAGTGCAGTCTTACCCGGCGTGGGTACAGCAGTCGGCGGCCTTCTTGGAGCCCTGCTAGGCGGTGCCCTTGGAGGCGCAGGCGGCAAAGTCGTTGAGAACAAGATCGAAGGCAACAGCCTCGGTAGCGGAGTTGGTGGCCAGGCGCTAGAGCAAGGCGTTCTTGCCGCTGGTCCACTTCGCTTACTCAAGGGCGCATCCGCCGCCACAGGTGCAATCAAAGGCGGCACATCACTTGCTGACGCCCTGAACGCAGGCGGCGAAGCTGCAACTGCTCCGGGCATCATCTCGAAAGCCGCAGACGTACTCGGCAACAAGGGCGCTCAGATGGAAGCTCGCGCTGGCGGCTTCGGCATCGGTGAGAAAGTCTCGGGTCAGCCACCTCTTGGCTTCTACGACAGCGCCAAGATCGCGCAGAACCTACGGGACGAAGGCATCAGTGCCGGTGCGCCTGAGACGCGTCTCAAGCAGGTTGAGGACACGCTGGCCAACCGTGGCAAGCAAATCGACACGACCCTGACAGCACACGACGCCAACCTGACGCCCGCTGCTAGCAAAGCAATCTCCGGTGACTTCTTACACACGATCGAGCAACAGCCCGGTGTGACTGACGCTGTGCGCAAGAGCGCAGCTAACCTCGCCGCCAACTTCGAGAACCAAGTCAAAGACGTTAAGGGCATCGTCAATTTCCGCCGCGGCCTCGACAACCAAGTCATCGCCTTCAACCGCAACCCTGACGCCAAGATGGCAGCCGATCAGCTCGCAGCTCGCACCTTCCGCAACGTCCTGTCAGACACCACGGACAAGCTGGCACCCGGCGTAGCTGACCTGAATAAGTCGTACTCGAACCTCATGAACGCCAAAGAGTTCCTCGTCGGCGGTGCCAAAGCGGTATCTGACCAGAGCCAGAGTGCCAGCGGTGGACTCATCGGCCGGCTACTGGCTAACGACACAGCTCAGGCTGCCAAATCTAAGGGCGGTCAAGCGTTACAAGACCTTACAAGCAAAGTCACCGATAAGACGGCCGATCCATTCGGCGCTAAAGCCATCGCTACGCGGTCGCTGCCACTCGGCGTTGTGAATGCCGCTGGCTCGGCTCTGCCGCCGCTCGATCAATCAACGAGTATAAATAGCAGTGCTGATACCACCAGCACAAGTAATATAAATCCAACCATGGACCCGTTGTCTCAAACTCCTGACCAAATGTCAAGTAATAGTCCATTCGATCCCGCCAACGTTGAAACGAACATTGAGAAGATAATCGCCAACGGTGGCAACATGAAAGACGTCACCGATTACGTCAGCCTCGCTAGCGCCATAAACGGCTTGCAACAGTCTGCCGCAAAAGCGAATGCACCTCAGCAGCTCAATGCTACTCAGCAACAGCTCGCCAACAACGCGAACAGCGGTCTCTCTGACATCCAGGCGCTTCGACAGATGATTGGTCAGAACCCAAGTATTGCCGCGAAGGACGCTATCCCGGGCGGTGGGCTCGCACGACGCCTGACCGGCACAACTGATTACGAAGCGTCTAAGCAAAACATTATCGACGTTATTTCCCGCCTACGTTCAGGTGCAGCGATCAGCGCCAGCGAAGAGAAACTTTACAAGTCACTACTTCCTGGGCCGGCCGATTCAGCCCAGTCAGCCGCTTCCAAACTTGACCGCCTGCACAGTTTGCTGAGCAGTTTTGCCAACCCGCAACCGGCCGCGAGCGCCACCGATCTAGTTAGCGCATTAGGAGGCGCCTAAGGATGCCAATAGTCACACCTCAACAGTCATCACCGAACGACACCATTGAAGCCTCGGACATCAATAATCCGATCAACCAGCTCGCAGCGGTGCTTAACGGCGCAATCGACTCAGCTAACTTAGCAGCCAACGCAGTCGTCACTGCCGCCATCGCGGATAGCGCTGTCACCCCGAATAAGCTGCAAGGTAGCACGTCTGGCTCGTGGGTCTGGGCGTCCTGGACACCAACATGGTCCAACTTGACCGTTGGTAACGGCACACTGAATTACGCCAAGTTTGTGCAGATCGGTAAGACTGTCCACTTCCGCCTCAAATTTACCTGGGGCAGCACGACTGCCATCACCAGCGCTGGGCCGAGCTTCTCGCTTCCCGTTGGTGCCAACGCTGACGCGACCACTGGATATGTTGCTAATGACCCGATGGATGCTGTTGTGAACTACAACGACGCCAGCGCCTCGCGGTATGCGGGCACCATCCTTTTCAACAGCACGACAAGCGCCTTGCTGGCGCAATCTGACGGTAGCGTTCACGTCGGACTTATTACCGCTACCTTCCCGACTACATGGACGACCAATGACCAGTTCATGATTACAGGAAGCTACGAGGCTGCCTGATGATGTGTAACAAACCTAACCGCCGCTCATGCGTAGGCCGCTCACAATGAAGGTTATGGACGGTATGTTTTTAGGATTCGCCATAGGCTTTGTACTCGGCTTTTGCATGAGAAGGATTATTGACTATGGCGTCTCGCACCCAAAAGGGCGCTAAGAAAAACCAGCGCGTGGTGCCAGCGCGTGGTGCCAATCTCGTCTCTGCTATGGCGATTATTGCCATCGTCGTGTTGTCGATCCTCGACCTCAACAGCCCTAACAACGTGCCGAGCTATATCTACATCGGTCTAATCGGCGCTAGCCTCGGTGCCAAGTTCGACGACATATCCAGGTGGCTCGGTGGAGGCCGCTCGTGAAGCACTTCTTGCGGGCGCTCTGGCGGGCCTTCCTTGGATTCGTGGTCTTTGCGGTCCTGACAGTCATAATTCAACACGCTTACTACGATTTCGTGCCAGCCAAATGGTTCCTGAACTACTACTACGTGCAAGCTGGCAATGCCACCATCGGTGAGCCGGTGCCACTAACGGTCTGCCGGTCGCGCCACTATGGAGACATCCATTTTGCGGCCACGCGTACCTACTTCCTGCTCATGAACGCAAGCGGCAGCAGGCGTTCGCCAGTCAAGCAAGAGCCCTTCGAGGTGAACATCACCAAGGGCAACTCGAACTGCACAACTATCCAGCTCAAGCCGTCACAGCAGCCACAGGTAGCCGGGACCTACGTCATCCACACCGAGGGCCAGTTTTACGTCCACGGCTACCGCAAGACGCTCGTGTGGGAGACGAAGCCGTATGTCATCTCGGACACCCCGGCCTCGATAGAGAAGCTCATCAAGGAGTTGCAACAGGAGATCAACTCACTACAGCTACGGCTGCCCCCAACTTCACCAAGCCGCCAGACCGTTTCTAGCGGCCCTCTGAGCGTTTCTGTGGCACAACCGGCCGCAACTATCGACCAAGGCGCTACGAGCGCTCCTACGGCTTCTCCTGCGCCCCAGCAGCCCATAAATCCTCAGACACCCGCACCCACGGGCTTAGTCGGGCAGACATTAGCGCCAATCTTGAATGTTTTGCAGCAGACGATAAATGGTTTAGGATTATAGCTACAATGCTCGACCAATATGTTCAAGCGAAACTAGCGGCTGCTGCGCAAGGCATCGGCGTTGATATAGACCACGAGTTTGGCGACCAGTGTTGGGATCTAACCGAAGAGTTCGCCGAATACATGGGCGTCCCTCGTGAGCCATGGGCTATCCCGCTTGGACCTAATGGCTGGGCGCTAGAAGCCTGGACCGACTTTGAGAACAACCCGCACATGGTCAAGTACTTCGACCGCATACCCGCCGGTCAGCAACAGCCCGGCGACATCGTTATCTACAACGGCCACGGCATTTATGTCGAGGGCCACATTGCTATCTACCTGGGTAACGGCATCGTGCTTGAACAGAACGCTGACCCTGACGGCTCGTTACCGCACACATACAAGCGCCCCGACACTTACCTGCTCGGAGCACTAAGAATTAAGGAGGAAGTAATGGCAGAAGCACTAACACTAGAGGGCGCTCGCATCCTGGCCTACAGCATCCTCGGTCGCTCTGACGCCCTGAATGGCAACCAGGACGACGACTTGAACAAGAACCACGTTGGAAACGACGCCTTGCAAGAGATCGTCCGCATGTACCAGTCCCCCGAGGCGAAAGCCTTTATAGCTAAGCGCGCTCAGTGGGAAGCCGGGAACACAGGTGGAACCGTCCTGTCGCCCGGTACATATCAAGTCAAATAAGGAGGTGTATATGGACGCTTCAAGTTTCAGTAAAGCAATCGCTGGCGGCATCGTCGGCTTAATCGTGGCAGAAGCAGCTCACTTCGGCTGGCAACCTGACACCCCAACAGTGACCGCCATTGGCGTCATCGTTACGGGCGTAGTCGGTTACGTCGTTGGCCATCTGGTGGTGTACTTCGCACCAAAGAACAAGTAATGATCGGACACTTATTCATTTCGATCCTGCTCGGTGTTCTTGCCTACCTGATAGCCAACATTGCCGTACCTGACCGGATCGCCGTGCTGATCGGCTTCATCGTCGGCCTCATGGCCTACTTCGGTACAGGCTTCTAGCTACCAGCCGTCCTCACTGCCGACCTTGGGCCGCTTAGTCCTGGGTACCTTCTCGTGAGAGTGCCGTGCCTCGATGTCGGCCTCGACTTCCTGCACGGGCCGGCCGTAGGTAGTCCGCGAGACATACTTGGCTTGCTTGGCCCAACCTTCGCCTTTGGCCGGCTCACTCGTCGTTAAAGTCATTGGCTGGCTGACACCATCTGGTGTTGCCACTCGTGCGACTGCTTCGTAGCGGCCGAGGTGTTGGAAGTCGTACTCATCAACTGACTTACCGAACTCCCTCGCCATCGCGCGTGCGTCATCGGCCGAAGTCTGAAACACAACCTTGGTGCGAGCGTTGGCCATAACGGCCGACTTCATGACAGGCGTGAGCTGCCCGAGGTGCTGGTGGGCCAACGTCATTCCGAGCTTGTATCCACGGGCCTTCGCAAGCATGTCTTCTGGGTCTGCTGTGGGCAATGTCAGGAAGTCCTGAAACTCGTCGAGGTAGAGAAACTTCGGCATATCCGACGGAGTTGTCTTGACCGCATGCCAGAGCGCGTTCATCAGCAGCGTGCCGGTGAGGCTGGCTGCTTCACGCTCGATGCCTGACAGGTTCACCAGCAGGATCTTGTTATCCCTTACGACATCGGCCATCTGGAAGCTCGACGTGGCTTGCCCGATGATGTTGCGCAGCTTCGGTCGTGACGTCAGTTGCCAGATGCGGTCCATCACCGGCTGCGTGTAGCGATCCTGCGATGTGCGGGGCAGGTTCTCAAAGCGCTGCCAGAACTTGCGCAGCTCCTTGTCATGCAAACTACGCAAAATAGAGTCCCTCCAGGCCGTTTCGTCAGCCGAGGGCACTAGAAGTGCTGCTAAGTCCACAAAACTCAAGCCAGGTACCGCTACGAGCGTCCTAAGGCCGTGATACATGACCTCCCGCGTCCACACTCCGGCCTTCGATTCCGAGTACAGGCTGTCGAACAGCATGGCCAGCTCATCAATGACGACTTCCGGGTTGCCTTGATTCAAGATGTTGAAGCCGACCGGGCGCATGACGTCGTTCACGTCCATGACGACGACATCGTTGATCCGCTCAGGCGGGATGTAGTCGAGGGCAGCGTGGAACAAGTCACCCTTGTTTTCAATCAGGATGACGCCGTGGCCCGCGGCGATGTCCTGCCGCATCATGTTCGCCAGTAACACTGTCTTACCGACACCAGTAGGCCCAACCACATGTACGTGCTTGAGCGCCTCGGTGTAGCCGACTGCCAGTGGTCGCTCGTTACCGGGCATGTTGGAGCGCCCGATAACCCGACCCTCTTTCGGCACGAGATCACTAGGCGGCAAGTGGCGCGCCAGCATCGGCGGTAGCCCTGACACAAACGGGTTGCCGATGGGCCATGCGATAAGTGCCGCGATCTCAGGGGCAGACAGTTGGATCGGGAAGTTCACCACGCCACTAATGTTGTTGATGCGCTGCTCTAGCTCTGCCTTAAACACGAGCCGCTTCACGAACCGTGATGCGGGGCTGCGTGCACTCGCCAGCGACGCACGCACCCGGTAGACCAAGTGCTCGGCTCTAACCGGCGTGCCGGCCACTGAGGCAATGCGCAGCACAGCCATGACGTTCGGCTCTTCGAGTTTGCCTCTGCGGTCATTCACTTCATCGCGGTTAGCCAAGTTGCCCGACAGCACCATCTTGACGCCGAGGTGGTGGCTCTTGGCTTCTCGGTAGACCGGCTTGTGGAGCGGCGGCGTAGGCGTTATCACCCACTGCACAAGCACAACCTCGTCCTCGGCAAGCGCCTGCACGCTAGCCAGCAGCGATGCGGCCATATCTGACGCTGAATAGATACGGAGTTGCCGGGATGAGTGAGTCAGACCAACCTCAACGGCGTGTGTCCACTTCGGCCGCTCAAAGTTTTCTTCCGGCGTGACACGGATACCCGGCACCAGTGAGCGAAGCTGCGAGATCACGTAATCGGCGTGCTGCCACGGCACCATCAGCCGGTGCTTGAGCCCGTCACTAGTCGCCAGCAACTCGAAGCCCACCGTAGGAACGCCGACCAGACGGGACGAGCCATAGCGCAGCGTGCCTGAGATAGCCCTGATCCAGGCGGTGACGCTCTCGGCAGCTAGTTCGTTGGGAAAACTCAGGATGTAGGTGCGGCGGTTATGGTCACGCTGCTTTTGGTCCAGGTGCTTCACCATCAAAATGCCTGTCGAAACAAGAGCGAAGATTGCGGCCAGTAAAAAAGCAAAAGCGGCCATAATGTCAAGTTTAGCTTAAACACTATGACCGCCCTTGCTTTAGTTGTCGTTACCACCTCCGCATTCTCCGATACGCAATCCCTCCCGCGCCGGCCAGAATTAGTCCGACGACTATGTACGGCACGAGGTGGGCCACCTCCGCCACGATGACCTGGGCAACGACCGCGAACAAAAAGATCAGGGCCACGATCTCCCACAACGGCCGGTGCGTTCTCACCACTCGCGCCAGCCACTCGCCCCACTTGCCCGCGCCATCGCCATGTGAGCGTCACGGAAGAGCGCGTAGATGGCTTGGTTCGGGGTTGGCCGCTTGGCCGGTCGGCTCATGACAGCTGCGAAGATCAGCATCGCGACGCCGACCACGAAACCGGCGATTATGAACGCGATCACCGGAAGCACCGACGCTGGAGTTCGAGCGCCTTGACGATGGTGACGGCTTCGATCTCGGTGAGCAACATGTCGAGCCCGATGTCGTCTCCCGCGAGCTTCTGGCGGTAGGCGTCGAGTTGCTTGGTCTCTTCCATGATGTGAGCGCCCAGCATCATCGTGCCGCTGACCTTGAGCGCTTCGACGCGCACATCGTCGTAGACCTTCTTGGCCCGAGCTGCGACCGACTTCTCGTTGCGAGGGACGTCGAGGTAACCCCGGTTGTAGGCCATCAGTTCGTTCTGCATATCTGCTCCTGACTTCTGTCTCCCACCGGTTGCGGGAAGTGCACGACGGATTCGTACCGTAACTGTCGTTACGAAGTCAAGAGGACTTTCACGATCCGTTTCTAGGGTGTAGCCTCCGTGACATGCCTAGCCAAGACGTTCCGCCGTTCGATGACTTCATCCGTGAAGAGCTGGGGCGGCCGATCACGATCCTCACTGACGTCCTAAAGCTGTCTCAGGGGATGAGGCCGATTGACGACGTCAAGCTGACCGAGGTCAAGAGAGAGCAGATCGACACCCGGCACGCCCTGGGCCTGCTGGGGCTGCTGCGGAAGGGCGACATGATTGAGATCGTGGTTGCCCTGTTCATCCACCGGGCCTTGCAGCTCACCATGACGTGGGTCGAGATCGGCAAGGCGCTGGAGATGACGCCACAGGGCGCTTACAAGCTCTACCAGAAGCACATGGGCGAAGAACTGGCTAAGCACTTCACCCCGGAGGAAGCCCAGTAGGCCGTCTCCGTGCCGCTCAGAGGCCGTAGGTACGCCACGAGCTTGACGCCTCGTCAAATGCTTGGCAAAGTACCTGCAATGAGGGATAATGATCTTGTATCTATGCACGTCAAAGCCGCAATTTATGCTCGAATCTCGTCTGACAAGTCCGGTCTTGGGCTTGGTGTTCAGCGCCAGCAAGAAGACTGTCAGCGCCTGGCAGCTGACAAGGGCTGGTTAGTCACCGCCACCTACGTCGAGAATGACGTCTCGGCTTTTAGCGGCAAGCACCGACCTGAGTATGAAGCGCTACTTCACGCCATCGAGGCCGGTGAAGTCGATGTGGTTATTGCGTGGAGCCATGACCGTCTGCATCGACGCCCAACCGAGCTTGAGCATTACCTAGACATCTGTGAGCGCGGCAAGGTCGATACCTACACCGTCAAAGCAGGTCATCTTGACCTCACGACGCCAAGTGGCCGAGCAGTTGCGCGCACGCTTGCCGCCTGGGCTTCGTATGAAACAGAGACATCAACAGCCCGCGTCAAAGCGGCAAAGGCTCAGCAAGCTCAGAGCGGCGGTTGGTCAGGGGGCCAGCGGCCATGGGGCTACGAGCCTGCTTGCGTTGCCATCCGCCAGCCAGAAGCCGACCTCTACATCGAGGCCGTGGATCGAGTCATAAGTGGGTGGAGCTTCAACCGTGTTGCCATCGACTGGAACGAACGGGGCATCACCACACAGCACGGCAAGACGTGGAACTCGCTCAAGCTGAGAAATCTCCTGCTCCATAAACGCTACGCCGGCATCCGCGAGCACAACGGCACCGACTACCCAGCGACCTGGCCAGCCGTTATCACCGTCGAGAAGTACGAAGCACTTCAGGCGGCTATCGCCAGGCACCGAAGTGAGCACAAGCAACACGGCCCGGTGCGCCGCAATCTGCTGACCGGCTATGTCTTCTGTGGGCGTTGCGATGGTCGCATGTCATCAGGCCAGCGCGGCGACGGCGAACCTCGCTACGTCTGCACCCACTGTTATCGAATCCTGCGCATGGTTGCGCCAGTCGATCTGTTAGTCAAAGAGTCCATCCTGTACCGGCTGGACACGCCTGACCTCGGCAAGCTGCTAGGCAAGGGCGAGAAAGATGACACCCGGCTCAAAGAGCTACTTCTGGAACGAAATAAGCGCCGTCAGCGGCTCAACGAACTGACGGATGACTACATGGCAGGTCTCTTCACGAAAACCGAACTGACGCGAGCTAAGACGGCTGCTGACGCTGCGCTGCTGGCACTCGACCGTCAAATCAGCGCGGTCACCCGTCAGCAGGCAGGCATGAACCTACTGCCCGTTGGTCAAACGATCAGAGAAGCCTGGGACTCAAACGACCTGGCGTGGCGACGGCAGCTCATCGGCTTGCTGATCGAGCGCGTCGTACTCAAGCCAAGCCCTGGCGCTGCACATCTACCAAAGAGTCAGCTCTGGAACGGTTTCCGCTTCCGGCCGACCGATGTAGATATCCGCTGGGCTGCCTAAGCGGCGTTATATGCAGCCACTATCTCGGCGCTTACTCTCCCCCGCGCACTTACCTCGTAGCCGTTCTCGATAGCCCAGGCGCGAATCTTGGCGGCGTCACCGTTGGACTGGCTGGTTTGGACAGCGGCACGCCTGCGGCCACCAGCACGTCGTCCGGCCTCGATGTAAGTGCTGAGTAGCTTCTCGAACCGAGCAGCGTTCTTATCGTTCAAGTCAATCTCGTAGTCGCGCCCCTGGTAGCCGAAGCTCACTGTCTGGCTGGCCGGCGACTGGTCGAGGTCATCGAGCAACTCGACTGCGACTTTGCGTGCCAACTTCTGCCTCCAAAAGGTGAACGGGTGTTCAGGCTAGCCCAGCATCGTAGCTACGGACGACAACACGCCGGGGTCTTGCAGCTTAAGTGGGACTCCGCTTTCTTGTGTTGAAGCGCTGACGTATGTGGCTATATTCATTGCCTTTATCGTAGCAAATAGCTACAATTAAGTCACCAATATAAAAGCCCCGAGTCGTAGTCGGGGCCATAGCTCCACTATAAAGCAATGGCCTCTTTCTCGGAAGGAGTGCCCATGAAGCGAATCAAGTTACACGGAATAAATGGCGAAGGTAAGTACGCTCTAGTTGATGACAACCTCTACGATGTGCTGAACCAGTGGTCGTGGGGATTGAGCAACTTCGGCTATGTGGTACGTACCGTGCACGTGAATATCCCCGAGCGTCATGTGGCCGCGCTCTTTATGCATCGGACAATTGCCCACCTCTACGGCATCTTGACCCCGGACCAGAAGTGCGACCTCGATCATAGGGATAGGAACCCGCTCAACAACCAAGTCGCCAACTTGCGCCCCGCTCGGCGAAGTGAAAATATCTATAACTCGGTAGTCCGCTGCGACAGCCTAACCGGATATAAGGGCGTACACCGCAAGAAAGACAACGGCAGATATTACGCCAAAATCAAGATTGGTAGTAAGAACGCGAGCCTCGGTGGATATTCCGATCCTATCGAGGCTGCCTATGTTTGGGACCAATTCGCGATGGTTATTCATGGCGAGTTTGCATGTCTAAACGTGTTATAACTAAATCGTGGTGGCAAATCGCCATTACGATTAGTAGAAGGGTGCTCATTTATGAGTATCGTGACGAGGCGCGTAAGCGACCTCTCAGGGGCTGAGGCGGCAGACGACGCATTCGTCACCGTCATAGTCCGCAAGGACGATCGGATCGAGACACCTGTCCAACTGGACGCGCTCGCTTCCGAGGTTTCCGGGCTTGAATCGGCTGAGAAGCTGACCCACCTGCAAATCAAAACTCGTGGCGGTCAGAGCTGGGAAATCATCTGCAACCAAGCAGACTTCGATGCCCTAGCCCAGGACGGCCGGAAGATGGACGAAGTACTCGGCCAACTACCGGGAACGAAGGGACGCCCCAAGGGCTCCCGCAACCTCGCCACGAGCAACGGCAACTCCGCCTAACCCAACCCCTACTACTCCCCGCCCTATGCGGTCTCTCGGCACACCAGCCGATCGAGACTAAATAGCAAGCGGGGATTTTACTAGGCATAGAGCCGCCTTACTCATGCTCTAAGAGCTACAGCGTGGGGCTAATCCTTCTACGGTCTAAGGCAGTGTGCTCGCTTCAAGTGCATTGCCCCGTATATTACGGATTCGGGTAAATCGTAATATACGGGGCAATCGACCTGGGTGACAAAGGCGGCGGTTAGTGCTAAACTGTATGTACACGCCCTCGATG